TCTCAAAGTCTACCTTACAATTATGGAGATCATAAGACTGTTGAGACTGAAACTATTTGGAGATGATAACTTAGTGACATGGCCAGAAGAGTACGATGGATTTGGTTTGGGAGCCCTAGCAATAGGATTTGCCAAATTGGGTCTTGAGTACACTGACTGGAAGAAAGGAGCCGTTGTTTGGGTTGACAAGGAGAAAATGTTAGCTGAAAGAAACACGGAGAGCATCTACGAGGTTGAATTTTTGAAGAGATCATTCAGAAAGACGAAATACGCGATCTATGCACCAACCAATTGGGATCTGATCGTTGATATGACAAACTGGTGTACGGACAAGGAGACCTTAACCTTGGGTACGTATAAATCATGCTTTGCGGCACTTTGCGAGGCATATCATCATGGAAAGGAGAAATTTGAGTGGCTGAGACATGAGATTAATGTGAGATTTGTGGAATTAGGATTAAAACCTTTGAATGTTAAATTCCAATATATTTTTGCACACTTTCATGGATATAGGACCCATAGCAAATTAGACCTACCATTTGATGATCGTATGTACTTGGATATTTTCTTTGCTAAACAAGAATACGGAGGAGGAGTCAGCTTTAAAGCGCAGATGAGAGCTGAGAGAATGAAATTGAAAATTTCTGCGCGAGCCCAGATGAAACGAGAACAAGAGGAGAAATCGAAACAAGGAGTTTTAAGCAATACCTTAAATTCATTGTCGAAAATCGCAGCGGTATGTAAATCAGTACCGATTGTAGGTGAGATTGCTTCGCAAGCGTCACCTATTTTCGACTTTGCTTATGAAATTGCTAAAGGCTTGGGTTATGATTATCCCAGAAGTATTGCTGCTACTGAGCGCATTATATGGCAGCAACAAGGACCAATGGCTTTGATACGAGGACTAGATACATCTGAGTCTTTGGCATGCGATCCACAAAATCAAGTGTCAAATGAGCAATCGTTCTTTGTAGAAAAAGGCGGACCTTCTTCTAGCTTTGCAGTGTATGCCCAACGACCAGGGTTACAAAACGTTTTATCTTTCGATGGAAGTGATGTGGCTGGACAAGTT